AAACACTGCCTTGTTTTGGCTTGATGTCTGTATAGCCAAAGCCAAGCATCCCCTCGAGATACTTCGTATCGTCGGTAAGTCCGACAGCCGTCATCGTGCGATGCCCGCGGTCGTCCCACTGCACCGACTTGCATTCGACAAAACGAAGTTGTGCCTGTCGGCTGCCGGCTACCTTGATATTTATTATGTCGTTGAGTTTGTCTAATTCGCTCATATTATAAATATTAATTAATTTGCTTTGTCGCCGAGCGTTATATCTTGCCTGTAACCTCCCGAGTTAAACTTTTTTACTGTCTTTTCCACATAAAAAGTCCCTTCCATATTCTTGTAAAACTCACTCACAACACGCACTTTCATTCCGTGCTCTACCCGTGGTATGCCGAAAAGCGTAACAGAGCCGTCGAAACCCTGCGTCTTGTACTTTTGCAGGTCTGCCTTTGCTCTACTCTCGAGCTCCGCCTTTACCGATATGCCTACATACGTGCGTTGCACGGATGTACCGCCTTTTTGTCCGACGGTAACCTCTATCTTGCGTCCGTTTTTTAGAATAGAGATAGCCCTTATCTCTACCTCTTCTGTGCTGTTTTTGCGGTTCAAATTCTCCGAAACAGCGTTTTTTTCTACATTGATATCGACGACAGGCACTCCGGACTGGTCGCCATACACGATGCCGCACAAGAGCTTTTTACCATCAAAATAGCTGTATAGTCCTGTTTGTTTTTTGATAGTGTCGAGTATGTGTATTGGAGCGACACCGGCAAATCGTACTGCTCCCAGCTGTACGTCGGGGCACTCTATCTCATAGCCGGCTGCTGCTTTCTCGAGTAGTTTTCGTAACGTAATGGATGAAGACACGACACTTACCGATCCCCGACGAAGATTGTACATCTCATCTTCGCACCTTAGCTGTACGGGGACACCTTCAGAAATGTCCGCTATGTATCCTACAAACTCGGTAACAGGCTCTTCCGTACCATAACCAAGACGTATCTCTACGGGATCGCCCGCCCGGAATATATCCGAGTAGCTCATTTCTCCGAATACTTTTACCCGACGAGGCAATACTATCTCGGCTCTGCCGGTAAATTCTTTCCACGACCTCTCTATCGTTACCTCCGAGCCCCGATAAAGGTGTAGTTCCTGCCTGCCTCTTATGGCAGGGAATATTATGTGCATCGACATTGTAAGAGTCATAGCGGTCAAAATAGTTTTGGGTTCTGCCTCTCGTCGGCTTTACGCTTGTCAAGCAATTGCTTTAACTCCGCCTTAGCCGGTGTCGCCAGAAAATTGTTAAACGTGGCTACAGATATATGATACCTATCCTTAATAATATTCTCATACACCCATATCTGAGTAACACCCCTGCCTTTGTGTTCCAGTACGATGTCCTGAATCTCGATGATTTTCCTTAGTAGGTTTTCTCTATTATAAGCCATTTTCTTTTCTCTTTTTCAAAAAGGAGAGACAGGCATCTCCTGCCCTCCTCCGCTATAAACAAAACATACAAATTTTTGAAAGCAATTCACAACAATCTAATCCAAAACATCGCCAAAGGCGGGAGACTCGTACCTAAACGAGAATTCTCCGTCATATTCTCTTCTAAACAGCACTTTTCCATCATACTTTAAAGTAAAAGTGTACCCACGGCACCCATTTTGGCCGTTAGAGTCCGACGTTATTTTCTTTTTGTCCAAAACAACACCATCGGGGAACAATGCCCTGATAGCACAGGCGGCCAAGTTTTTTTCATATTTTGTTTGTGCCACCGCAATAGCCTCGTTGCCATTAAATATTCTCTTGTCCTTTTTCATTGTAACTCCTTTGTTTTATGATGATTTCACGCTTCTGTCATACCGAGCGGTACGCAGACCCATTTGCCATTGTCGTCTTTATACTCTGCACGAACGAACGTTTTGCTCACTTGTGGGCGGTACGCCTTTTCGATGATTTCGACACCATCTATCAGTTCGGCGTTGCCGCTTTCGGTGGCGAGCTTACGAAGCTGCATTACACGGCTCGCCTTGAGGTTTCCCATTGCATCACGGCTCAGGAGCTTCATTATAGCGCTTACCAACAGCCGGCTATTGTCGTCGTTGGCAAACGACGATATCACCTCTTTTACTTTGGCGATGCCCTCATTCACCGTATCGTCAAAGGCGTCGGTCTGGTGGTTGCCCAGCGTGATACGGTACATACCGTCGGCAGAGCTAAACGTATTGCTCTTTTGGTCTGCCTTCGTGTTGAATATCTCCTCTTTTAGCTTCAAGGCATCGGCAAATCGTTCGTATACGCCTTGTTTGCTCTTTGCTAAGTTGCTACTAACCTCCTGAAGCGATGGGAACACCTCCCGTACCGCTTCGTCCACAAGCTGCTTGTATGCGTCTCTGTTCTCTTTTTTGAGGCGGTCTTTTTCCTTTGCCTCCTTGTACCGGCGAAACTCCTCCGCTTCGCTTCCCGTCAATCTGATTTCTTCCATATTATTCTGATTTATTACTATTTATGTTTAACGCCTTATTGAACTCTACACTTGTAATTTCGATAAAAATAGAAGGCAGCTTCATTTTATCGTCAAAATAACAATACAAACCATCATATGAACCAGATATCTCTATATATGGAAATATAAATCTACCATATACATTATCAATACCTTCATTAGATAAAATATTCATAAGTGAAGAGTAACTACTCCTACCTAAGCTATCAAAGAAGGCTTTGCACTCTTTGCCCTTTTTAGTTCTTCTGTTAGGCTCATATAGTCCTTTGTAGTCTTTTGAGGACTTAAACTCTTTGGGGTCGACATCCTGCTCAGAGTCGAATCCCAACCCACGATATCTCGTTACTCTGTCGAAATTTTGCTGACCTTTGCGTCCTAAAAATTGGTCATTCCACTTAGGATAGCGTTGCTTTATTCGCTCTGCATTATCTTTCTCTATTTGGAGCTCTTTTGCCCTCATATCATATAGCTTCTTATAGAGAGCACTTTCTTTATCTATTAATTTGTAATACATATTGTTGCTTATTGTTTTTTAAATTAATTATTTGTTCTTTGTTTATTCTTCAAACTAACCTCATACTCTCTTTCTTGCTTTACATCAAACCTCTCTGTTATCTTACAATAACATACCATCGCCACTACATAAAACTTCTTATTATTTACGGCGGTAACACTCAGCTGTTTCTCGGGGGCAGTCGTGCCAACTACTTGTAACTTATCCTCGTCAGACACCTTATCCTCCTTACCCAACCTATCAATCTCCATCTGCAAAACCTCTGCAAATCCATTTATATCACCGACGATAACATTATGTGTCAAACTCTCTAAATATCCTTTAGTCCTCTTGTAGCGTTCAAAAAATACCCGCTCCACAATAACTTTTTCTATAAAATACTCATTCATTGCTTATTATTATTTATTGTTTATCTTTCAACTCAAAACTATAACACGCTTTGTTTGTTACCTTTATTTTCAATAGATTATTGAACGTTCTATTGCTCCGCCGTACCCCGCAGTACTGTATAATACTACCTTCGCACTCCCACCTTTGCCTATGTCTGCATTGGCGACACGTATAACCATTGGCTTCTATCCACTGGTGTTTAGGCGTTAGAGGTGCGGGCGTGCCCTCGAATTCTCTAATGTCAAATAGTGTTGTCTGCATAATTTTCTATCTTTTAATTGTTAATACTCTTATTTTTAAGAGTATCGTATACTTTTCTGACTTCTCTATATTCTTCTTCCTGCCTCTTTGTAAATGGCATAAAAGAGTGGTTGAGCCAACGACATATATAGTAAGGCTTGTCTTCCGAATAATCCTTATTATCACTCGTTATTATCCAATTTATCTGCAACTTCCCTTTTTCTCTAGCTCTGATAAATGCATCTATTAATTTCGGATTATCGAGTAACGCCTTATAATTACTGTTAAAATTAGCCTTTGGGCACACAATACAGCCCACTCTCTTACGGTTCTCATACTCAGGGTTAATGGGTAGTTTGTGTCTGTGTATATAGCCCCATACTTCGTTATCTGTCCAGTCTATAATCGGTTTCAATTGAATAACATGCGCCGAACCTGTCGATTGACAATGTTCTTCGAAATAGCTATCTATCAGTTGCTTGTTTTTCTTTAATATGGTTTTATTTTTTGCCGCAACAGTAGTCCTTTTCTTACGTGCCATACTCTCTGCTCTCCTCACGCCAACAATACTACTCTTGTCTACATACTTCGGATTATGTTTGAAGTCGGCACAACAATACGCCATCTGTACAGTTGGTAATAGTCCATTATGGTTCTTACAAATATTATCAATAAAACCGAACTTGTGTTCCTGCCTCCATATAACTTCGGGGTAGTTTCGTCGAATGAACGTTTTTGTTATACTACTCTCGAACGCTACGTTATAGTACGCCTTAAATTCAATTCCTGCTCGCAAACATAGGTCGTACACTACCTGACTATCCTTGCCTCCCGAAAAGCCCAAGCACACATCGCCAAGCCCCATCGCTTTCGTAAGTTTAGCAAAGCGTTGTATCCTGTCTATTGCCGTCTCTTCTATTTCTTTATCAAACAATGTATTCATCTTTCATTTTCTTCATGGAGCAATCGAAAAGCGTTTGCATATTACAAATACGTTACCTTGACTCCTGCCTTCCTGGCAACAGCGTGTTCTGCCGTAGCGCCCTCCGATTTCTCCCAGCCGGGCAGCATTGCTATCTCGTCGCATATAGCCACGATTTCAAGTTCCTTTATTAATATCTCTGCTTCCGACAAACGTCTGCCCGCCTGCCGCTCAAGCATTGTCACAAGACGCATCGGATTTATGACAGTACATGCGTCCCAATCAAACTCATCTTCTGCAGCCGCAAAACGCTTTGCTGCCTCCTCCGGATGCAAGCCCGTTATCTGTCCCGATAAATACACTAATCTATACATATCTCTTGGGGTTGATTAAAAAGGCTTTCGTGCCGCTGCCACGGCACTACTCGCCGTCGTTATTAATTATGAGTATTTTTTCTATTTATCACTTTCAACATCTCTAACGCCACCTCTACCGTCGAGCTCATATCCTTTACATTACGTCGGAAGCCGTAGTATATAGCCTGCAAACGTGTCTGCGGTATCTTGTTAAAGGAGGCGTACTCATTGCCTGTGGCTCGCAATATCATCGCTTTTGCTCCGTCCATTGTAACGGCATAGCCAAGTTCAGAGGCAAGCCCGAAAGCTGCCGCTATCGCTCTCTTACGCCACTTGTCCATATCGACACGCTTGTCGTCTGTCTTAGCGTCCATACGCCTGTTACCTTCGAGCGAACTACACACCTGTTGTAGCTGCTGTAGAGTTAGTTCGTTCGTGTGCTCCACGCCATAGCCGGCAAGTATTCCCTCCTTTGCCTCCTGCCCGAGACCTTGCTGCCCGAGCAGCACGTGGAACTTCTTTATTAGCTGCTTGTGTAGCCTGTTGTGGTCAAAAATTTTTATTGTCATATTTGTATGTTTTTGTTGTTTTATTTGAATTTATTCTACAAAACATTTTTCGTAGTGTTTTTGAGAGCAGTACCCTGCCATATCTAGTAGCATAGTCTCGAGCAGCATAGTTTGCTCTACCGTGAAACATTCTACCATTAAGATTGTCGGACCCGCCATACTTCCGTGCGAGAAGCTACATTCATATTCAAGAACTTCGGCATAGTGCTCCTCACCTTCCTTTGTCAATTCCGTACCGCAGTAGGCTACATAGCAACCACAATCACTTATTACATCAAAGTCGCCAAAATCTTCGTGAAGTCTCAAAGCTTCTTTCAGTTTCATTTCTTTATTATTTTTATTATTGTTTCTATAATTGCATCTCAAACATAGCCGCTTTCTCTTCACACACCGTTATTGGTTTGCCTCCGCCGTATCTGCTTGTCGGGTAAGCACGGAAGCCTTCCACTTTGATGACCACATCGCTATCTCTCCATATTTTTAGAGCTGTTTTACCCTCTGGGTATTGTCCCTGCAGGTGTGTGATATAGATAAATAGTTTCTCGGAGAAACGCTTTTTCCACCGCAGGTATGTCTCGGTATTCAGCCCCAAAAACTGTATCGAGTCTATTATGACTATTTTGGGGCTTTTCCTTTTCGAAAGGCGACATTCTATATCTTTGATATCCTCGTTGTTGAGTACGATGAAGCGATTCGCCTTCACCTCGTCCATTCGGCAACGTCTCAATGTCTCGGCAAATGATGCACTTATGCCCTCCTCAATGGAGTTATATGCTACCAAGTGCCATCTTGTTAAATATTTAGCCAACTGCATTGTAAAACTCGTTTTGCCGTTCTTGGGCAGTCCTCCTATGCACCACGTCCCTTTTAGTTCGGGCTTGCCGACAGCCTCGAGCCATTGCCCGTCAAATTCGCAGAGTTCTCTTTCCATCGAGATCACGCTGTCCGCGGAGTACGCTCTTCTTACGCCATTATCTAACAATTCGCTATCACGCATAACTCTTAAATCTTCGACAACTCTTTGTAAATACGTCTGAGAGACGGCACATTATCCTCGCCCATAGTCTTGCGGAGTACCTTATTCACATCGACACTTACGCCACGAGCTTCAGCGTTGGCTTTTATTATCATAGCAGCACTCGCCTGTAGCATCTTTTCTTTCTCTTCTTTACCTGCCGGCACTACCTTACCATAACGCTTACCGAAGCGGCTGAACATCTCAGTGTAACCTACCTTTTTTACCGATATTGACCTATTTATCTTTGCCTCCAAACCATCGGCTCCCATCATATAAAACCCGCAGGCATTCTCCACAGCATTCCAAAGAGCTTTGAGCTCAAGGAAAGCCGTATAGTCGAGGTCGCCTGCCTCGTCGAGGATAATCAAAGGGGTAGGTAGCGTTTTAAGATAAAACACCAAATCTTCATAGACGTCTGAATATCGTCCGGTGCTACCTACCCCGAATGATTTGGCTATGTGTCTTATTAACCTCTGCTTCGACTTTACTTGCGAGCAATCGACGTACACAACTCCTTTGTTGTTGACTGCGTAGTGCTTTGCAGAGTATGTTTTGCCTATATCTGCCATATCGCATAGTAATGCAGATAGGCTATCATCTTGGCATGCTTTAAGCTGTGCCGTCACAAATTGGAACACAGGTGTATTTGCAGTCTTCCAATCGGCTGTTTCGTTGAGGTTTACGCCTATCTTGCGAGCAATGCTTATCCATTGTGCATCACTGATGACACGGTCGAGTTCACCGTTTTTTGTCCGGCTGTACTGGCTTGCACTTATGCCCAAACTTACAGCGAACTTACTATCAGAGCCGGTAAAGTTACCTCTGCTAACCTCCAACGCGGCTAAAATCTTTTGTTTAATCTCTTTGGTAATCATTTCTTTTGGTGTTTTATTTGTGATTATTAAAATTCTTATGTTATAGGCTTTCCTTTGCCATTCTTGCATAGTCGATACTATTGTCCATTTCAGCCGTTACCTCGTATCCTTTGGGTTGTTCGCTCTCTACGATGTCTGTCTCTATGTTGGCTATGTATGTGCTTGTCGTGGCTTTCATTTTGCCGACTCTACCTATCTCTGACTTGCGGTCGCGTATCATCTTATCGAACCTTGCCGCTCTTTTTTGCTGATGAAGCATATTCGCTCTGTCTTCATCTGTCTGCTCTATGGTATTCTCATTATAGCGGTATTGCTCGCGGTTCACGGCCTCGCCTATGTAGTTGTCGCCCTGGTACAGGTACACTCTCTTTACGCTACCGTCATCTTCGGGCAGCCAATAGGCTTCTACTTTATAGCTATTAGGTTTTAGCTGTTTTAGGCTTTCGAAATCAATGAGCTCAAATTCGCCGTTGGCAGCCTTTACGTAGTCATTGTTGTAGATGGTGCAGTTTTCCATATTGCCGATGTATCGGTACAATCTCCAACGCTCTGCACTAACTATATTGGGATTCATAAATTGAAGCAGTACATCTCTTCTTGTCATTCCTGGATAAGTCTTTTTCAGTGGGTGAAGCTGGTTATTGTATTCGTCAATGTCCGAAAGGTCGTCCGATACTATTGTTTGCGGTTGGTACTCAGGCTCCACATAATCGCCTTTGACCTTGTTACGCACACATCTAAAAGCCTCATGTTTAGAGTACCATCGTCCGCGTGAGTGCCCATTCTTTTTTGATACACCATATTTAAGTTGGCGGTTTGTATGTTCCGCTCGCTTACTCCATGCGGAAGGGTTGAAATAAATGAATGGAAACACTTCACTCAACCACTCCATATCCCGCACCAAGTGATGTTCGGCATCAAGTTGCCCACCGATAGGCAGTCCAAGTTCGAGGGCTTCACAGAACATATTTCGTAAGCACTCCTCTACAGTCTCTATCGTGGGTTTACCTACAATATATGCAGGTCTGAATATATATCCGCTTACCACATCCGTTGCCTGATATTTATAGACCCAGCCACGCACGCTCTTACGGCTCAACGCCACGTCGTCTATCGTTATCTTAGACATAGAAAATTGTCCGGGCTTTCTGTTGTGTTTAGGACGCATCTTGTCGGTGTAGTCGAAGTTGCCGTTGCGGTCTTCGTATATTGCGGTGAGGTTCACCACATCTTTCAAATAGTTCCATATAGTTGCTTTCGATACCTCCAGAGGTCTGCCGGCTTTATTACGAAAATCTTCCGGGGCAAAGACCTCCCCTGTTTCTACATCGTATATCTCGTGGCTTCCATTTACAAAACTGATATAGTCGGAATGAACCTGCTCCACAAATGGTTTATCTTGCATTCGGTACAAGGCTAAAAACAGATTTGCCATTTTTCGACTGACGATGCGTGTGCTGTCGTTGCCTATTTTGCCGCTCAGCAACGACTTTGCTCCCTCATTGCAATACCTTTTAAACACTCTTTCAAAGTATCTTATATTGCCGAATTGCCGACAATTGTACTCCATAGCGGCTTTAGTATAGAGTTCAAACATCTGTTGCCACATCTCGCCCTTAGGCATCTTACGTACGCCGAATCCCTTGCGGTTGCTCTCGACGTTATCTTTTTGTTCTTTGAGACTTTTTAATATAGAGGCACAGCTGGTATGTTCCAGTACATCTTCCAGACTCAATGGTTGTCCATTGGGCTTACGGTAAGTATCAAAGAAATCCCGTACATCAGGGTCAATCTCCACAAATATTTTCTCTTGTGATACTTTTGATTCATCACTTATTTTTAGTCCGAGTTTTTTAAGGCGATCGTATTTTATCTTGTCCGTATCAAACTCTATTGCAGAGTCCTCGCCCCTACCGCATATACGTAGCTTACCGCTCCTGCTATCGTTCCATAATTGTGTATTTGTAAGTCCTGCTTGTTCCCAAGCCCTACGACTGACTCTTACTACATTCCCTTCTACTTGATACATAATCTTGGTGTTTTTTTTGTGGTTATGTGCCTTTTTTTTATGTCTATCCGATTAAACTGCTGTAAGTAAATATATTGCGATAAAATAACTCAAAAAAAGAATTTGTATTTTCTCTGATTTTCAAATATTTAAGCTGTTATTCGAAACTTCGCCATTCCATAAAAAATTTTTCCAAATAAACAAATATCCGTTACCCCATTTTACTTTATGACTATCTCTTTATATCTCGCTTTATAATACTTACGTACCTTATCGGCTTTCTCTCCGGCAGCATTGTCGTATATAGCCCTCCGAACAGTATGCCTGCTACATCCGCACGCTCTTGCTATATCGTTGATAAAGCCGTGCTTCACAATCTTTTTTTCAGTCTGTTTGCTTATTGCCATTTTTTTAATAACTTTGTCTGCCATTATACATTTGTCTATTGTGCTCAATAATAAATTACTTTGCTATTGCATTTTATAAACAACAAATCAAATAATTTACAAAGCGATGAGTCTTTATAATTATCTTGTAAAATCAGATGTATCTGGAACAGAGATACGCTGGGACTTCCATCAAGAAGAGGTCGCACAACTTTATAATCTCTTAAAAGAGACAGGATTGTCGAACTATTACGTTTTTGTTCAAGACAATCTCCAAGACATTTTGAGATACATTCGGATATCTCCTTCTCAACGAACTCAAAAGAAATGGGTAAATCACCCTCAAAACCTTTTGATTCGCTGTGCAGCATTGCAAATAGCCGATTCAGCGAACACATTACTCCTCGATATTCAGGAAGTTGCCCATATTGTTGATAAAGGTTCGTATCGAGAGTTTGAGGCTGTTGTGTCGCAGGGTGTAGCGAACCTAATTCTAAATTTACCTCTGCATAAGTTCCCTTTTCAGGGGTTTGATAAGTGGTATTAATCATTTTGGTGTTTTTATTAAATTATACATTTGTATTTCGACTGCAAAGATACACAATATTGCGTGTTCCGCCAAATATTTTACGCATTATTTCGTGTTAGATTGTAAAATATTTTACAACGTATTGATTATGAGTAATATAAAGATTAGAGATTTACGTAAAAAAATAGGAGTTTCACAGGAAGAATTATCAAAAATGCTTGGGGTTCACACTCGAACTGTACAAAATTGGGAGCATGGAGGAGTTATACCAGCATCAAAACACGCATTATTACGTAAAATCTTAGAGGAGCCTACACACACACAAGATGCCCCTCTTGGAAATGTCAATCGCAAAAAGATACCTCTATATGATACATATAGTGTAGGCGGCACCTCTATGATAGCCCCCAATGATCCCGTAACGGCTCCTACCGAATGGATCGACGCAGGAGACTGGTTCATAGATGCCACCGCAGCAATGCACCACTATGGAGATAGTATGATAGAGTATCCTTCCGGGTGTATCCTTGCACTTAAGGAGATAAACGATAAACAATTAATTATATGGGGTAAAAACTACGTAATTGAAACTGACGAATACCGTATTACCAAACGTCTGCAACGATCGAAAGACCCTAAGTATGTAATTGCATATAGTACCAACGAAGAAAAGTATCAAGACGGTACACTTATCCACCAACCGATAGACATACCCAAATCGGCAATCAGACGCTTGGCTCTCGTACTCGGATATGTCGTAAAAGAGCACTGTTCTGCTCGTTTTTACAGTATTAATCGGGGTTAGAGCAGCCTTTTTCATTAACTCCAAAAAAGACCCCCAAAATCGCACTTTTTACTACTTTTTGGAGCATTAAGACCTCCGAAACGGCTGTTTTAATTGCAAAAAAATGTAAATTATTGCAGTATTGGTACAGTAAAGGTACAGTGAAGAGTCGTTTTTTGCTTTTTTATCGCCACCCAAATCACACAAAAAAAGCCCCCGTTTTTGGGGCTTTTGGGCGGCGTTTTAATTGTGTTTGGCGTATGGTATATAAGAATCCGTTTTGCTCTATTTTAGGGCTATTGGCGGTGTTTTTTAGGCGGTATTAAAGCCTTTGTAATGCGTCCTTCAAGCATAGTTAAAGTTATCGCTCATTTTCGCTCCAAAACTTCAAGTAAAATTAAAGCGAAATTAAACCTATTGTACTTTTCGTTTTTGTGTGGCTTTTTATAAGTAGCTATTATTTAGATATTTATTTATATGCGTTTTGTACTTGTCGTTTTTACCCCCTTATATACGAGTAAGTTACAACGCTTATATACAGCAAAATTCACATTTCGATAAAAAAATAGTAATTTTGTTGTTCGTTTGATAGTTATCAGACGCAAATAAAACAATAAAAATCAATTCAATATAAAAAATTATGGGAAGAGCTTTTGAGTTTCGTAAAGAGAGAAAATTTAAACGTTGGGGCAATATGGCTCCCGCGTTTACTAAATTGGGGAAGGGGGAAAAAA